ATTTCGTCATTGTTACATATTGTTGCTTCACCAAATACATTTATGGTATTAACCGCAATGGCATTTGAAATTGAAATTATCAGCATAGACATTCCATGTAAACGATTAATTAAAGCATCTTTATTTAATTCATCTTTCCATAATGCAGGTATAATATATTTATTGCTATATGGCTTATAAACAATTCTATCTATGTATTCTGTAGAAATATTTATATTTCCACTTCCATCAAAATCAACTTCAACAGGTATATCCTCTGAACCGAATAGAGTTTGTTTTAATTTATTATTAATCAAATCTAAAACATTCCACCAAAATTTATATTCCGTATCGGATTTAACAGTATGTCTATTTTTCTTTGCTCTAAGTTTCCGCCCAAAAGATAAAATCTCATCATCATTTTTTAATAATAAAATTTGTTTAGTTATCGTTTCTGCTATTTGATCTTCTGAAACGAAATCTCCAATATAATCTTCTATGTATGTATTATCATCGTATTCTTGCCAGTCAGACTCTTTATACGGAACAAATGAACTAATTCCCCATTCTGATTTGGAATCATTGTAGTATTTGTCAGTATGATATAATGATATATAATGTGCTTCTAGGAATTCTGCATCTGTTCTCGATTGCACTTTGATGTATTCAATTTTAAATTTTCCATTTTTACACCACTCGTCATTTTTACTATGCTCATACAATCTTTGTTTTAATGTCCTATTGCCACTCCATACAATTCCTACATATTTAATAATGTTGTCTGTTAAATCTGTATATCTATAAATACATGCCATCGTTTTACTACTCAGAGTCTTGCAAGTTTCAACCGGTTACTCTAATACTCCTTTCGTATTTTATTTACAGTTATATATTCTCTACTTTTCAGAAGATTTTTTTAAACCTACTAATACATCATTCAAATCCTTAACTGTCTGAATAGCTTCCTTCATACTATTCATTCCAGCAACAGCACTTGAAAAAGCCTTAATGTTTTCAAATTCCATTTCTGAAATAGTCTTTAAAACATCGACTAATTTCATATCACCAATCCCTGATACCTTTGCTGCACTTTCGACTGTTTCTCCTTCAAGTAGTAAATCTGTAAACTGTCTTACTTTGTTATTCTCCATTTTCTGTCTCCTGTTAAAATCATTTGCATAATTTCTTGTCTCTTCAATATCTGTATTAGATAATTTATTTGCTTCTCTCATCCAGAATAATACAGAATCATTTAACTGTTCTTTACTATATCCTAATATTTTTCTATGCTCATTATTTTCTCCAAACGAAAGCAAAATTTCGTCATAAAAACTACTTATTTTTCTTAGTTGCTGCATTATTTACAGACTTCTGAATATTCTTCATTAACTGAATATTATCATTAATCATAAGTGCCAATGCCTGATCTTCAGTAAAACCAACGTTCACATATGCATCAAACATATTCTTTTTTGTTTTTGCCTGAATAGCAGGATATTCTGTATTTTCAGAATAATCTTTTGCAATTACCATTAATTCTTTTAAAATATCATACATGGGTTCTTTGTATTTTGTAATGTATGTTTTTACAATTACTCCTACACTTTCAGGATTCTCCATTAATACTTTTAAAATTTCTTCCATTTTGTTATTCTCCTTTTTTATTTCAACATTGCTGCAATCTCATCAATTTCAAGCTCAGTCTTCTTATCATCAGATAATAACTTGTCCAGCTTGCTCTCCATTTTCTTCAAATCAGACTCTTCTTTCTTTAAACCAGATACCTCTAACTTGCTCTTAATGTCATTGATCCATACGGTTACACTGTAACCTGAAATTTCAAAATCGTTCATTCCAAGATCCACAGCTGACATCAAATAAGAATTCAATCTAATCAAAAGTAATAATAAGGCATCATCTGAACATACATTAATGTTAATAGCCATTCCGTCCATATTGAGGACACAATTTGTTTCAGGCGAAAATCTAATCTTTCTCTCTGAAATCGACTTTTTCTTAGCGTCAATCTGCTTCTTTAACTCCAAAATTCGATCATCATTCTTACTCATATAATTCATATTCCTTTCTGTATTCTCTTCCATTTTCTAAATATTTCTGTTTAAACGCAGGTCTTAATTTTTCAAAAACTTCTTCAATAGACACTGGAATCATATGTGTTTCAATTTTCTTTCCCCAATAATAACTATTAACCTCTTTTTCTTCTGTCGGAAAGATATCGATTGCTTCTGTCTTGTTCTTCCAGTTATACCTATAGACAATATATTTGCCGTTGTCTTCCGGTTCGTATGGAGTCTTCATTTCATATTCAATATATTCTCCATCAACATTTACAAGGAATTTCGTATCTATATATCTTAGTTTATTATCATTCCAATATGTGCTAGTTGATTTTTTATAAAAATCCTCAAAAGAGAATTCAAAAAATTTGTCTTTAGTATCGTCTATTGGAGAAAATTCCCAAGATGATTGCATTAGGTCATAGATTTCGGAATAATTGGAAATACATTTATCATTTATGCAACTAATAAATTTGTTTTTAGGAATACTTTTAAATTGCTCAAAATAATATTCATCGTTATATAATATGGCAAACCAATACATTTTTCCATATAACAAATTTTTTATACTTTTATGTGGCACCTTATCATGATATCTATAAGCATTTCGTTCATTTGGAATTTTATCATACGATTTTACTCTTTCAATTTTATCATCCTGTATAAACTCATAACCATATCCATATGTATCGAATTGCCCCATATAAATCCAATTTTTATTGTCCTTAGATAAATATGTAGCACCAATTATTAGATCTTTTGCTTTAATAGATTCATTATTGTGTACGATTTTACTATAAGCTTCAATTACTTTATAATCAGGAGATTCTACCGGCATAAGAACCAAGTCCTTACCATCCCAACCATATATTAATTCTCCTTCTATACCCTTGCCTTTGATACAAGAACAGTTCTCCAATATGTATAATAAATTCTCTATAGTAATTTCAAACTCAAATCCTCTTGGATCATATACTCTACAATAGGCTTGTCTATGATCCCAACCTGAAGAGTAATCACCTACTTTTTTATTAAAAACAAAGCCTTCGGTTGGGACATTATCAAACTCAGTATTAGGAATGTCTTTATCTCGCCACCCATTCCAAGATGTTTCTTTTCTTAGAGTCCCTTTTTCGTCATAATAAATTACATAAGCTAGTTTACCAGTATATGTATCTAAGCGATTTTGATATCCAACATTTATTCTTTTAGGAATAAAAATATTGCTTTTCAATTAATTATTTTCTCCTTTCTATGGTTTTATCATACTCTATATAAGCCATATCTTCATCTTCCTTAATTTATATTTTAGTCTACTGATTATATGTGATTTCCGCTCTTTTGGCTCCAACTACTACTTTACCGTGTAATTCAACCATTTTCTCCAATTCGATTCCAGAAAATCCTTCACCTACAAGTATTCGTTCTGTCCCATCTTCGAATTTATAAGTCCATAGTAAACTCATACGCAAATCTCCTATTCATCTTCTTCATATTGTCTTGCGATTGAATAACACTCTTCAGACAACTTTTCTGTATAAGTTTCAGAATATCCATAATCAGAATCAAATTTATTTAATCCAATATGTTTCTTAATTTCGTCCTGGTTAGATAAAATTTGACTTAGTGCTCTAAACAATAAATTTAAATCTTCATTATTCATAAAATTGCTCCTCTAAATGATTATTTATTCGTCCTACAGAATCCTAACTATCTGTTCATACAAGCAAATGTCTTTATCATTAATAGCTTTATTGACATGCATATGACCAAACAAATGTCTTTTGTATTCCGTCTTTGCTTTTACTTCTTCCAAATAATTAGTGATTTTATCTGGTTCATACAATCCTTTACCACCCATAAGATACAACTCAGAGGTTGATGGACTATGTGATAAAATATAATCCACTACATTATTATTCTCCTTAAGCGTCTCTAATCCATGCTGCATCTCCTGATCAGTCGGCATCTCTTCCTCCCACCAGGACAATCCTTTAATGCGATACATATATTTACCTTGCTTATCTAGCTTTTTAGCTTTTTCTCTCCAATCAGGATCATCATAATCGAGAATTCCATCCTGAATATCGTGACTACTTGCTCCACCAAAAGCGAAGAATTTCTTATCTTCAATGGTAAACAATTCTCCTCGCATTAGATGTAGTACATGAGGACGAATCACATGAACTTTACCGCCATTCCATTCTGAAACAGGGTAACTGTAGAGTCTTGGAAACGATTCGTGGTTGCCATCAACAAACACTGTTGTAAACGGCTTATCTTCCAACCAGTCTAACCAATATTTCTCTTGTTTATCTTCTCCGTTGCGATTCCATATCAGTCCGAAGTCTCCAAGAATGATTACTGTATTTTCGTTTTTATTTCCAGAAAATTCTTTCTGCTCATAAAAATTTTCAGTACTCAATCTTATAGGATTTCCATGAATATCACCAGTTACCCATACACTCAATTCATTCACCAACTTTCTAAAAATTTAGTCTATTACAGCAGTTCCAATTGCAATACCAACATATTACATCGGATTGTAATAATAATCTGTTATCTATCATCACATTTTTCTCTTAATTTTCTTCCGCACCATGGACAATAATCAATATATTCTCTCTGATGCACATAGCCATCGTCGTATTCATCCCATTCTGAAGTCTCAATATCCAAATAATACTCTCCGTCTAATGGGTCTACAAATATACGGTTATCTTCCGAATTATAGTCACAATACCTACACATACTTATTCTCCACTCTGAATTATTTCTTCCAAAGTTCTAGGAGTATAATTCATATAACTTTTCATACATCCAACATTGAACATATTACAAGGCTTATCATATAAAGCTTCCATCTGATACTTCACCTGCTGCATCATGTTATCCTCAAAACTTGTATGAACATGACCGTATAACATATACCAACCATAATAATGATTTTTAAAACAAGGAATAGGATAATGACAAAGTACAATACCTTTACCGCCTCCAATATCCAATTCCTTATAATCAGTGATCTCACAGAATCTGCTTTGCAATTCTCTGTTTTTGAGCAAACGGTTGTCGTGATTGCCCTTGATTAAATGTATATGCTGGCTATTTAGTCTATTAAAAATCTCAATAGTTTTTGTAGCGTTATGCCATGATATGTCTCCAAGCAGATATACATCATCGTCCATGCCAACCACACTGTTCCAATTTTTAATTAAAGTTTCATCATGTTCTTCAATAGACTTGAAGGGGCGATTATCAAAACTAAGCACGTTGGTATGTCCTACATGCAGATCGCTTATAAAATAATTCATAAATTTATTCTCCAAAAATAATCTTCTTAGCCCAATTCATAGTTGCAGAACCGCACATCTTACCAAAGAATTCACCAGCTTCAATAACTAATTCATTCTCTTCTTTTACACAATCATCAAAAATTCTCTTAGGTAAATTCTGTGCAACAATTCTCATATCCTGTGGTTCGATTTTTTGAGGTAAAATACCTTCGTCAATCATCTTGTATAATTCTTTCTGAACACGGTTCTTTGTAACAATCTGTTCTACAATCTCAGAAGCCTTTGCTTTTGCGACTAACTTCTGTGGATCTTCTACTTTCTGTCTGTGATTGTCTTTCTTAATTTCGCTAAACTGTGAATTTACAATTTTTAATACAAATGGAGTTCTTGAGTTTTGATTATTTAATTCTGTCTGATTCTTAACAACAACACCCTCTGGAACATCAATTGCGATATCGGATTCATGCATAAATGACATACAGTGTTCCCAAGAAATAAATTCTCCATCATAAAATGTCTGTACGTATTTTAGTCCCAACTCATCTGCCAATCTTTTAACTTCAGATTGTGGTAAATAACATTCATTTTCTTTATCATACACATCATAAAAATAAAATTTTTTATATGCATCCTGGATATATTTAATAGTATGTGAAGTTAACCATTCACCAAAAAACACATAGTTTGGATATTTTGAAAAATGATTCAACGTTAAAGTTTGTACCCAATTCCAAAATCCGTTAAGTGTATTGTTCCAATCAAGAGTCTGTTTTCTTGAAAATGCCACTAATTTATTTGTTTCTTTGTCATATGCAATGGCAACATTTGAACCATCTACTTTTTCTTGAATTACAATATGATCTCCTACATGGAAACCTCCTGTATTTGTTACTGTTAATTCCGTATTTTCTTTAATACGGGAAATATCCATAAATTTCTTTTGTTCCAAGTTCCTCTTACCTTAGTAAGTAGTGCGCACTTTATCCTATAGGAACTTTTCTAATTTTTCCTTTCTTCTAATTTTTAAATTTTGTTGGATTTTAATAGAATTTGTGTATAATAGATATGCCCTATGGAAACACAAGTCAGAGTCCTTTGTATATGAAATAATATTCTCATGAGCATTTGTATTATTTTTGTTGACTTTATTACTCTGACTTGTCTACCTGAATGATAATCCCCATCCACAATTACCATTATGAATTCCTACGAATTCGCCCTAAGATTTAATCTTCTATCTTACTTCCTTTTGCTTCATTGCAAATCTTACACATGGTTTGATAGTTACTTATATCATCACTACCACCTTTTGAGTGTGGTAAAATATGATCTTTTGTCATTAATACTTCGTTACCATTATTATCAACAGCATATAAATTCAGATGATACGTTGATTGATCTCTAAATCTTTCTTTTGCAAAATATTTTCCTTCAATTCCGCATTTAACACATTTACATCCCTTTGTAAAAAATGTTTGATATCTCTGACTGTTTCCTTTAATTAAATCTCCATCAAATTCTACCTTTGCAAGTCGTTTATCATTTTCAAATAAAACATCTTTTACTTTTTGTCTTACCTCATCAATTGAATAAGTTTCTTTTCTAATTAATGTGTGTTTTGGAGCAGCTTTATGCTGTTGTATTTCTAATTCAAAAACATTATCTGTACTTTCATTGCTCAATAAATCTATTAAATCTTTAAGTGTAATAATATTCCATGATTTTAATAAATGTCTTTTATACCATTTAACATTTATGATCTTTGTATCAAGCACTGGTGACAATGGATTATCGTTCTTTGGAAATCTTGTGTTTACGAATTCATCTATTGTCTTATATTTATCAAATAAAGGCTTTCCATCCACGTAATAATTAAATGTTAATCCTTCAAAGTGTTGTTTCTTTTTAGGCATAAATAATACATCTCCTTTGATATTTTATTGTCACCATCTTATTCTCTCTTTAATGGAATTTTTGAGCAGAAATGCTCTTAGATTTTTGACTCTAATCTTCTTTGAATAATTCACTACAATATGGACTCAAACTTACATCATTTGCAACCTGGTTAGCCATCCTGCCAACCATCCGAAGTGATTCTCTTATAATAGTCCCATTAGGATACCGATGTTTATCTTCATATCCATAATTCTTATAGAAATCGTCATCTTAGTTATTTTTCTTATACACCCAATTTTTAGCATATTCAATTTTGTCTTTTGCAATTTCAAGAGATTTTATCATATACTCTATTTTATCTATCTGATTCATTTATTGCTCCCATCTGATCTACAATGCTCTGTAGATTATCAACAAATTTTTGTGCCCTTTTTTTATCTGTACATTGCTTGATATTGGAAGGAACTAATGCCAATGAAGCTTCGCCAAAAATTTTATTATCAGCATATGAGTCTATAAATTGATACATCGTAATCATATCAATCCATTCTATATTTGGCTGAAAACAAATTACATCGCCTTTTTGTGGATGCAATTTCCGAACCTTAATAAGTGTCTGTTTGAATAATTTCTTTTTCTGTCTCTTGTTCATTTATTTTTCCTCAAAGCTTCTTTATAACGTTTGTCCAATAATTTTCTATAGTATTTCGATTCATATTCACGAAATAACTTTTCTTGTTCATTCATATATTCTCTTAAAGCTTTCCAACGAATAACGGCAGGATGTTTAGGATGTAATCCTGAAATAAGATACCAAAGTGCATATTCATCTTCTCTATTTTTAAAAAATTCTTTTAAATTATCTCCACTTTTTGTAGCCAAAGCCCATTGATAAATATCCATTTAGTTATTTTCCTCTCTACTCATACTCTCCTTCCAAAATAGTTACAGGACAGCCATAAAACCCCCACAACTGAATGATTTCTCCGCTATCAATATCAATTTTTATTGTTGCAGCTTCATGTGGAAAACCACCGTTAAATCCTCTAACATAAAGATAATTGTTACTTTTCTTTGCTCCAATAATATCTAATTGATTTCTATAGCACCATTTAGCAGCTAATTTATGTGACAAATCATATACTTCTTTATTCATAATACTCATACAATTATTCTCCTAAATCCATTCAATCTCTTTGCAATATAACGAACAATATGGATAAATACGATTTAGAAATATTTTACGATTAATATTACAAGAGACTTTTATCTTAAAAAATCTATATCCTCTTTGTGAATAATTAACAGGATTAAAATGACACCACTGTTCTTTATTTGCAAATACAACTCTATCTTTTTGCTGTATTTTAATCTTATCCAAATTATTGTTCACAAAATTATTCCAATCTTCATCCGTAGAAAAGAAACCACAAACAACAATCTGATTACTGCATGGATATTTTCTACCTTCTTGTTTATTAATTTTTCCCGATATTAACTTCATTTCTTCTTCAGTCATCTTTATATACTATCCTCTAAACGAAAGATACAATTCACGTTTCAAAAATACAGGGCAGGAACGTATGTGGGTAAGAAACAAATCATCTGTTACCAACTTGAATACAATTGCCCATATAAGTCTGTTAGCGGTTGCTGTTGCGGCAATCACCACCGGCACAGGGCAATCCTATCGTAAGCTTAAAGCTGTAAAGCGGATCGCATAATAAAGAGCTATTCATATCTCCCCATTTGCGTAGGTTCTGGACTTACGTCAGCTTTGCTATGTCATAAATTCCCATTCTTTCCGATTTGCAAAAGCTAACTGCCAAATCCAACTGTTAAATCAATTCGTTTTGCTCATCTCTCTTATTCTCTTTTTTATTTTGGAATTTTCTGAACAGAATTGTTCTATTGAATCCTGATGAAACGTGAATTTAATTAGAAATCGAAATCTCTTTTAATACTCTCATCACTAATAGATTGCAGTATCATATCTCGTTCAAAAAGTTTATTGTTGATTTCACCTTTAATTCTTTTGTTATTTTTTCTAATTATAGAAACACAATTATCTATATTGTTTTCCTTAATAACATTACATATATCAGATACGATGTACAATTTGTTTTCAATGTCATTTTCATCAACTAATTTTTTTGCAATATTAACGAGTTTATCGATTACTACAGCACTTTTACTTGTCTCTGCCATAATCTGATTTCTTAATTTACAAATCTTTTCTTCATAACTATGTATAATTTGATTTCTGACATTATCTACATCTGAAATTGGAACGATCCACATCTGATCAATATCTTTAATGATGCCATCTATGCAAGCTATCGCATACTTTCCTGAATTATTTCGTCTTAAAATAACACCTTTACCATATGGAGTCATTTTCTCTAATCCGAAAAAGCACATTATCTCCTGGTTTAAAAATCATATCTTTATCTCCACAAATTTAGTTGTATAAATCTATAACTTTTTTGATTCTTTCCTCATCAATGGTTCTTAGTAATCCATCTCTTTCAGATATCTTATCTCTAATTTTCCACTTAATTCTTCCATTCTCTTTTCTGATATCAGATACACATTCTAATTCAATCGAAAAAATAGCTCTTTTCATTTCTGCGATTGCTTTTAGTTTATTTTCAAAATCTTCAGGATCCTTATAATTAACAAGATTCTTAGCAGTATTAATAATTTGTTGCTTTAAATCTTCGTATTGTTCTGCTTTATCAGTGTCTTTTTCCTCTTGTGTTGGTTTTCTAATTTGACTCTGTAATTCAGAAATCTCTTTTTCATATTTTGAAATAATCTGATTTCGAATATCATCAACCTTATCAAGAGAAGAAATCCATTCCAGCTTAACATCGGCATATACGGCAGCGGCAGTATTCATAGGTGTCAAAGTATATAAACAATAATTGCTGTTTTCTTTACATTTTAGAATTATTCCAATCTGATTTTTAAAACTTTTCTCATCCTTTTGGAATAAAACAACATCACCTGGTTCAAATACCATTATTTCTTCTTTTCGCATGTTATCATCTCCTATCGAAACAAAATTTTCATCAATTATTTCATCCAATACTTAAAATAGCTGGATTTACAACTCCATCACCATCATAATTATATTCTCTATTATGCCATTTTCTAAGGTATTCGCCATATTTCCAACATTGTGAAAGAATACTAACCGCACAACCATACATAAATCCAGTGATACCTTCCACATCAGCTTCATTGCTCAGTTTGTAAGCATTATCAACAATAACTTTCATTATATCATCGGAAGATTCTTCAATTTTTTCTTCCATCATCTCACCCCATCTCTCTGCATATGTAAAACAAGCTCTACTATATCCATCGCTGTTCTTATCATACCAATCTTTATATTCTTTCTCTTTTCCTTCTATAATTTTCATATGTTTATTCTCCAATCTTTTTATTCTTCTTATAATCCTGCACGAGATTGCCACAACATAATGGTAATTCCGCCTTTGCAGCAACATCAACGATTACCTTTAAACCACAGCTCTCTACTTTTTCTTTGATCTTATTCATATTTTCCCAATTCCACTGGATAGCGTCTTCGAGTCCATGTTCTTTGGTAGCTGTCGTAGTATTAAGTGGTGTGATTTTTACACAGAAGACATTAGGATCGAGACCATATAGCTTATTCGGATCAAGTTCCCATCCTGCTCCACAAATAAAATTAAGAGTAATAAGCCTATTATTATTTGGCATATTATTGAACTCTTTCTTCATTTCCTCAATGGTTACAACATTAGCTCCTCCAAATAAATACTTTCTTTCCTCTTCATTTGTACTGTTCGTGGAAATCTGAATGTGCATAAATCCATCAAGATATTCTTTTACAGGCATAACCTCATCTTTTAGAACATCAACTGGACTTTTACCTAATACCATTACTTTTGGTAGAATCGTGTTATAGCAAGGTAAAAATTTGAATCCTTCTCTATAAGTTTTCATATCTTTCATTACCTGTAAAATATTCTTCCAATTATATTGTGGCTCTCCCATACGTGCGAAACCTACTTTAATTTTGTTACTCTTTGTAATATGCGAATGTTGATCAAATACAAATTCCAACTGTTCCCACATCTCTTCTGTAGAAAGATTACCATGGAACCCTAATTCTGGAACTAAACAAAATTGACAATGCTGTGGACATCCATATTGTGTACTGATTGCAGTCAGCCACTTTTCCTCAAACGGCACCAGATTCTTCTTAATCAGGTTTACATCATCCGTCATAATGATTTCCTGAGATTTTCCTCTCGTGTTTACATCCTGCATGGAAGTTGTCTCGATATAAAAATTCTTTTCCTTATTATAAAGGACATAAACGCTGCCACTTGGATATGTATACTCTTTTACCAATTCAAAATGTTTCATTTTTAATTCGCTCCTTTGTCTTATACAAAATTTTATAAGCCGCACTTAATCCAGCTCTATCATCCAACAAAATATTGTAATAAATTTTATTGCCGGTAAAAGGAATATAAGAAGGAGATTCATTTATGTAATCAACATGAATTCCAGCCTCTATGCATTTATTCTCCATAAATTTGAATTTTGATTCATCACAGCATGTACTAAGAATTAGTGTACATCCCATATCCTTACATTCTTTCAATAAAGCAATTACTTTGTCGTATCTATAACCTTTGTCATAATAATCAAAAATTGTATTATCAAAATCAAAAGCAATAATTATTCCTTTATGAATTTTCCAATTTTCAACCAATCGGTCTATACACATATCATCATTAAGATATGGATCAACCGCAATATTGTTCGATTTCTTCATATTTCTTCATCCATGTTTTTCTATCATCTTCCGTATAACCAAAGAAATATGGATAAAGCTTGTTATTTGTTGTGAAATAGTAATGATGATATTCTCCATCTGGCAAAAACATAACACCTGGAATATCAATAGTTTCTTTGATTTTTAAGAAATTCTGATATGCTTTTTTATTGCCAAACATCTGCCTGAAGGTTACCTGTTTTACACCGATATCATGCATCTTATTTATATATGCAAGGCAGTCTTCTGTGGTCATCCTCTCATTTAATACATTGATGACTCTCAGCTTCGTAGTCTTTTCAATTTCAGGAAGCATCATCCGTAATTGTTCAATTGCTTTTGTATCATAGGATTCTATACTTAAAGCAATCTTTCGGAATTTCTGAATCAAACCCATATCGGTCGGCAGAATTCTGGTATGTATATCCAATTGTTTTCCATATTTTGTAGCCAGTTCATACATCCGGTTATAAAAGTCGATATTTTCCTGCCAATGATAAAAAGGATCTCCGCCACCGGATAAATTCACAGTTGGTGCCTCTGATGCAGCAATACACTTTTCCAGATAATCCCAGTCTATTTTACTTTTATCAGTTACTGCATTTTGCAATATTGGATGATGTTTTGTAATACAATATTTACAATGACAATCACATCCAAAATTTGTTATCACGGTAAATCCTCTATTTTGTTCAGTATACATAACAAAATCCTCCAAATAATGTAAATGAAACCGTAGATTCATAATAATTAAATCCACTTATCAATCTCACGAAATACATTTCCAAGCGAATCTATAATCGTTAGATCCGTATCTTCATTCAACATTAATATTATTTTCTCTCTGTTGATCACAACTAAATGCTCTCCGCTAAAATATGAAATATAATTAGCTGCTGGATAAACTTTTAATGACGCACCGCCAACAATTAACATGTCTGCTTTCTGAATAGCATTTATTGCACCAATAACAGCATTCTCAGGAAGATTTTCTCCATATAAAGTTACATCTGGTCTTATTTGACCTCTACATTCACACTTAGGAATAATCTCATTCGTAGTAAAAATATAATCAGACGAATATTCTTTTTTACATTTGCTACAATAATTTCTCTGAGTAGTTCCATGGATCTCAAATACATTTTTACTACCGGCTTTCTGATGCAATCCATCAATATTTTGAGTTACAATAGCTTTCAATTTACCAATCCTCTCCATTTTAGCCAGTACATTATGCGTAATATTCGGTTCAATATTTCTTGTATCCATCTTTTGACGGTAAAATTCATAGAATACTTTTGGATTATTATACAAGCATTCTCTACTCAAAAGATATTCTGGCTCATACTTATCAAACTGAATGTCATGTTGATTATATAGACCATCATTGGAACGAAAATCAGAAATACCACTTTCTGTAGATACACCAGCTCCTCCAAAGAATACTATGTTGTTTGATTCTTCTATATAATTTCTTAATTTATCATACATACACTTTATAACCCCTTAATAATGAATTCCGACCTCTTCTAACTTCGCCAGGATTTTTTCTGCTTGTTCTCCACCACCAAGAGCATTGTAAATCTTCTCTCTATGTGGAATATCGCTATACGGAACAAAATGTTTTGCACTAACATATTTCCATTCTCCATTTTCATAAATCAAAAAATAAGGATATCCGCAATTATCATTTCGTACATCATATACTACTCTAATCTCATTATGATCTTCTTTTTTAACCACTCGAAAAACTTCTTTCATATGTACATTCTCCTAAAACAAATCCTGGAATGTAAATTCTTCACCACAATCACTACATTTAATAGTACCAATCACTCCAATACCTGTAGGTATAAATATATATTGGTATCCACCGCCAATCGTACCGCATCGAGACAATATTTTTTCTAATGTATTAGCACCATGCACTTCTGCTTCATGCTTCTCTTTCCAATCATCAATCATTTTCTGTTCATCTTCAGAAATAGGGAAACCACGATTGTATTCTTTTGTCATGCGATCAAGTCTATCCTTCATTTCCTGAAGCTGTTTATCTTTATAATTGCTATCCTTTAACTCTTTATTCTCTTTTTCCAGATATTCAATTCGTTTCTCCTGATCATCATGTCTCTGTTTTAACGCAGCGATGCATTTGTCAAAATCATATACATGAATGCCATTACCCTTCCAATATTCAGACATCTTTATACAATTCACTCTCCATTAAATTAAAAAATTTCAGATTCTAAGATGAAAAACGGACGCACAGCCACATTGTAACGACACCAATGACAACCCACACGACCAACGGAGTCGATACACCGAACGTCACTACTGATGTCGCCAGTAGAAGCAGAATCAGGTGTCGCAAGCCAATAACAAGTATCTAGTTTAGAAATATTCTTTCTATATTTCCTATATAAATCAATTGTTGGAATCGCTAACACATCTCCAGTAACAGTTCCGTAGTCATCCAAACCATCAAGAGACAATAAATCTAATGTTATAGGAACTAATCTATCACCAAACTCTTTCTGCAAGTCTTTTGCCAACTTACTATTTACAAGCATATCTCTAACTTCTGAATTCTTGTAATTATTTGTAACACCAAATTTGCAGTTACCCATAAATCCATCCATGAAGTAATATGTAAATTCTCCGTTTGTTACTTTATTCCAAGAATATCCACAAATAGTAATAAACTTATCTTTTAGATAATCTTTAACAGTATCACGGAATTCCATTTCATATTTTCCACGATCCGCATTAAACCAATCCGGTGTAATATCTTGATCAATGTTAAATTCCCATTTATCAACAGTAACCGCTTTATTCCCATTTGGTGGAAGTAGTTCTGCTCTTACAAACACTTTCATAGCATTCATACGGTCGTCTTCAATACCTAAACTATTAAGCAAATCAGAATGACTTTCATTTCCTTCTGGTGCTAAAACTACCTTATTTTTTAAAATAATTCCCGATTTAAAATAGCACATTTTATTATTCCCTTTCTATCTACTAATTATGTCAAAAAATAACTGTTCACACATCACAAGCATGATGCAAACACAAATAATCAATATTGCTTTACAAATTTTCTCCTTCACATTTCACCTCTCGAAATATCAGATTCGTCGTTTTCTGTATCGTGTTTCCGTATAAGATTCATAGCCTTCTTCTACACTGTAATCATGGCTCATCTGCTCGCATTCTGCCACTTTCTGCTCAATTTCCTCATCTGTAGCATTATCATCAACAAAAAACTCATAATCATAGCATCCCAATGCTCTTACACTAATATATCCTGATACCTTTTTCATTGTTTACCTCACCAAATTTCGATTTCATTTAAAAATCAATCATTAAGACTCATATAAATCATAAGTTTTACAAATTAGTACTCATCTTGGTTCTACATATTTAAAAACAGCTTTACCATCTTCGATATAAACAAGTGTTGGATTTTCATATTCTTCATATCTTGTATATCCAATAAAACCCTCTGTTTCAATATATGGTGCTAACCAATCCAAGAAATGTTCGATCTCAGAGTCATAATTTTTCAAATTGGCTCTAATATTTACTTTCCAAGTTTTAGAAATTGTATCAAAAATCATCTTACTGTTAGTAGAACCATCAAAATAGTAACTATCGCAACAAGCTACCATATACCACCTATCACACTTAAAAAATTTATGTCCTGGTAACACATCTGGTTTGTCAGTTCCATCAATAAGACTATGTAAAATATCTATAACTTCCTTTGATGTATCTCTGTATAAGTAAAACACACATTAATTTCTGTGTACATTCCCATTATGAATTATTCACCTTTCTAATATAATACCTTATTTTCTCTCAGATATAATTTTCTGAAACATGTCGTCAACAGAATCCAATAAATCATATCTCTTATCAAATACAGCTGTTGAACTCCTGGCAAATTTACGCTCTCGATTGGAATACCGAAAAATCACCGAATAATTCATTTGATTTTTTAATGTACCACTTATATGCTTCTTCTGGTGTGTTATATCTTTTGGGAGATTTTATGGATTTACCATTATACTGAATGGATGCTCTCCATTTATCTCTTTCCTTGTCATAATAAACACCTTTATATCCAGAAGTATTATTAGAATTTTTATATTTGTTAAAGCTATTTTCCTGATTACAGCATAATCTAAGATTACTCTTTCTGTTATCTAATCTGTTACCATTTATATGATCTACCTGTATATTTTTATCTGTAATTTTCAATATTGTTCTGTGAAAACTAATATACTCATAGTCTTTGGTTGCAACTACATATCCGTGACTATCTTTCCAATAACATTCTTTCAAATCATACCAATCCTCAATATCGCATAACATAATCTTATCAGGATTGTTATCTATAAAGACTTTAACAACATCTCCATCTTCTTCATATTTATTGTATTTTTTATTTATTTTATATGCTGTCTCTGATTTAGATTTACATCCACAACTTTTGCTCATCCCTCTTATGACATTCTGTATAAATAAAGTTTTTTCTCTTCCACAATCCAAACATCGACAAATAAAATATTTATTGTATCCACTTTTATGAGAAAATCTGACAACTTCCCATCTTCCAAATACTTTACCTTTTAAATTTTCTTCTGTAAGTTGTATATTATCATCTCCTAATTCTAATTTTTTCAAACATATCATCCGTAGAATCAAGTAATGTAAATCTCTGATTCATTGAAGCAGTAGAACTTTTTGCAAACTTTCTTTCTACCATATCTATAAAATATGTAAATTCAGAATCATCGCCCATATAGAATTCGTACCATTCATTATCAGACATCAATCTCCTAACATTTAACTGATCAATTGCAAGGTTATCAAAACTAACTACTTTAAATTTATCAATAATATCTTCAAGATTTATATATAACCAATTTTGATTTGCGACAATATTCTCATGATCTTTTATGTAAAAATCATCACCACGTCTAAGATGTTTATAACCAAGAATCAGCATCTTCAGATTATTATTCTCTAAAACTTCTACATCCGATGGCTTTAATACCCCGTTGATTACATGAATAACAGCATTTGGATATTGCTTAATAAGTTCAATAAATCTTTTTGTGGGATTTACAAGAGATACACCAAGACCATAGATAAGTTTTTCATCAACAAGTCTTCTGATGAGTTCCTGTTTCTTCTCAAAATGAATCTGGTTTACAGTCATGTTTACAATAACTTTTCTATCTTTGAGTTTCTGTAAGAATGGAATTAAATCAGGATGACTTGTAGCATCTCCACCACCAAGAGCAACTTCCTGATACGGATGAAGCGTGTTAATGAATTTCTCATTCAGAATATCTCCAAATTTACCATCTGTTGTACTACCTTCATGACAGAATGGACATCCCATATCACAAAAATTTGTTATTTTAATATCCATATTCTCTGCAAAAGCTGGAACAAACTCATCATCTTCTGTCTCTCTGATCTTAGTACCATCACTCAAGATTGTGGTTATAAAATTTCCATTTATGTATCTTCCTAATAATCCCATTCTTAAAATCCTCCTAAATTAAATCAACCATCGTATCCATATTTACCAAATGAAACAATTTTATCTCCACTTTTACTTGTATATCTATATACAAATGTTTCAAGATCATCGTTCTGCCACTCCTCATAGGTTTTAGCATCCTCGTCTACAATATTGTTTTCTTTTGCGTATTTGGTATAATACTTTTCTTTCGCAGATTCTGACAAGTCTGACCAATCTTTAAAAAATTCATCTTTGTGATTTTCATAGTCTTGTGCTGCATATTTCTTATCATCATCTGATAAACTATTTGCTTTTACAAATGACCTAGAATCCCATTCATCAAAAAGAAGTTCGCCATTCTTCCACTGTTCAAACTCTTCCTCACTACACATTGTAAGTGAATGCGTACTTGATGAATTTGTTTCAAAAACTCCTCTACGAATTTGTCTCTTCATCGTAATATTCTCCTTTATAAACTCTCGTATCTCTTCAGCATCTCAGCATACAAATCGTCTTTGCTTGCATAATACTCATCATCCAGCTTCTCCTGAATCTCTTTCTTACGCTTATTAAGTTCCTTCTTCAGTTCTGCTTTCTCCTTACGCTGCGCCAAACGCTTTTCATATGCAGAAATATCAATTTTCCCAATGACTTCTGCTGTAATGCATTTTTTATATCGTTCTCTTGATTCTTCTACGCTGATAATTTCATCAATTTTTGCATTAGGGTTATTATCGCTTAATGCTACCATATCCCCTACCTTATAATCATTTCCATCATCATAAATAGCAAAATGATACTGTGTGCAATAACCCCATTTAATAACTGCTACCTTACTAAATCCTTTTAATTTTGTCATAATAATTTCCTCTACTTTCTATTAACCCATTCTTTAAACTGTTCAAAATCGTTCTTGTCCATGCAAACCTCAGAATAGTAATAATCCTTATTGCAAATAATCGCCCAGATTTTCTTTAACTTCTCTCTGAAAGGACATTGCTCTCTGTAATAGTTGCTACTCGTATGTGTTACAAATGCATAATCTCCATCTTTGTAATTACAAATTGCAAAATGAATACCTTCATCACAACCACATTTACAATTGATAATCAGCTCATCATCTTTGAAATTTTTAAATACTGCCATGTTTAACCTCTCTCGTATTTCATTCTTCTCTCAACCTCTTCGTCGTTATCCTCGTCATTAAAATATTTATAAGCAAGCAACATAGGATAATTAGAATCTTTTGCTCTATTCCATAATAAATATTCACACCAATTCGGCTCTCCATCTGAATTTTTGTACCAGCTTGGATCTTCGAATAATGCACTAAACACGCTTCTATACGAATATTTCTTTTTCTGAATATTTCTGTCTTTAATAATAGTAGACTTATCATATCCTTTAATTTCTACAAGAACATTTTCAAAACCTACTCTCTTACAAAGTCTTACAAACCATTTCATAAATTCTCTATAAGTTTGTTTAAATTCTCTGTCTCTTAAAGCAGCATTTACAACAAGGATATATTCGTTCTGTGTTTGTAACCATCCTCTACTACGATTCTTATATCCGTATCTATCTATTAAATTATTTGTCACTTCGCCAAATTCATCACATGAGCATGAACTGTGATAACCATTTTTCTGAATAACATATACATCCATATCTCTTTCAGATCCTGTTACTCTTGGCAAATGATCCAAAACCGTATCAAGTATATATCTCTTCTCAGCCTGAGTTCTTCCCATAGGACTAACTGTTACGTTTCCATTTATATAAGTCCAATATGACATTTTTACACCCTCCTATGCTACTGCTACCGTTTTCTGTTTTGAATTATCTTCTACATTTTTAACAAATTCATCAAAATCACGCTTCATGTATGTATAATTGACCTTCTGATCAGGACTGAAAGACGAATTATTACTTTCATACTTCTTAATCCAATCATCAAAACTCAGATCCTGATCAATCATACAAGCATAAGCCATAATAGCTACCAATGCAGTCTTACATGCAATGTAAACAGGAGAATCAATCTTTACACAGTCATCTACCATGTCCTCATAAAACGATACATCCTCATCGTCTACTTCTGCATTTACATTGTTCTGAACGAATCCAATAACAGTATCATTTGTAACAGTATCCACTTCGTTAGTTTTTACATCGTCCACATTGTTTTTAATCTGTAAATACTCATTCATCAATGCGGTATATGTATCAATCTTTGCATTAACAAGCTTTTTATCAGTAGTTCCTGGTTCCTTATCTAAAGAATCATAGCTACGTCCATTAATTTCTTTAGAATGTAAACTTGCTACTAATTCCTTCAGGAAATCTGCAAACTTAGAATCATCCATACCAGTCTTGACAAATTTATGAAATACAGCTAACCACACCGGAATATCCTTCTTCACTAAAATTGTCTTGCATTCTTCCCCACAAGCATTTTCGATCCTCTGAAAGTATTTCTGAATTGTATTAAATTCTTCCATACTTCCATTATCCTCAAGATAATCACATACCTCTTTTGCTCCACGTTTATATGAATCAAAATGAAAAACATTCATAACAGATCTGCATACTACCTGTAAATATTCTCCATTCTTTCTGCACGTATCAGAATATTCGATAGAGTTTTTGAAAAATCCTTCTTCTGCGATATTCTTAACCTTACGTGCATATGTAGGGAGCCATGTTAATGCTCTCTGACTCGTATTCATACCTTTATGATTATTAAGCTTTCGTACAAGTTTACTTACTTTTTTCATATCACAATTTGGATAGGTGGTAATTTTAATTTGATAATTATCAAATCTCTTCTTTAATTCATTGGGAAACTCATCGTATGTTTTGCCCTTTAAATCAAAGATTTTCTTTTCCCATAAAATATTACCATCATCATCTCTTACAATTTTTCCGTTTTCATCAATAACCTTAGTCTGATATTCAATTTCAGAGTCTTCCGTTTTGGCAGAAAACTTGTGATTTCCAAAACGGATCATTAACAATGCAGTTGTTCGCTGTAAACCATCAACAATATACTTTTGAACAATATCATCATTTAATGGAACCTCTGCTAAAATTAAAGGAGGCATATAATCCTGAGTTAAAGCAGTAACACCAATTCCATCTACAAATTCATCACTGCTACAAAAATAACGCTGCACATCCTGATTATCACTTACATCATTGTCTCTTACCTCGCTGATATAATTGATTACTGGTACATTTACCTCGATTACTTTACCCATGATTTATTCCTCCTATTAATTTACAATAATATTTTCACATTCTCATATGCCTGTATAGCAGCAAGATTATGTAAATACTCTTTAGAACTAATATGTAATGCTTCTTTTATCTCTGCCGGTTTATATCCATCAGAAAGAAGTGACACTATTTTTCTTTGCAATTTTGATAACTTATTCAAATACTTTTCAATTTTGCTTTCATGCCAGCCACTATGCTCACAAGCTTCATCGAAAGTATTGAATTCAGATGGTATTAACTCACTAAGTTGTAGTCCATCTTCCGTTACAAGATTACTCATACTATCTATTTGCTTTACAGGAATGCGTTTGATTCTGTTGCGATCACGGATCTCAGTTTTAAACTTTCGTTGCACATTGCCAATAAGAAATGATCTAAACTGGCAATTTTTATCATCTTTATATCTAATTGCACTATCAGACAACGCTTCCAATGCAATAGAATAAAAATCATCATAGTCTTTATCAGAAATACCACCTATTTTAATAAACAACGGATAGCAAATCTTTTTCAATTCAGCCATCTCATTATTACAATAGAACTCTAAGGTTTTATTTATGTCCATGGTTTTCTCTCCTATCAATAGCTTTATGTAATACTTCTCCAAAATCCAAATCAGATTCACGTAACTTTACGTGCTTTGTTTCCGCATAACATTTTGGACACCTATTAAACTTCTCATTGCCTTCGTTTGAAAACGACATAGCAGCCACCATAGGGATTCCACAATCCTTACATAGAATCATTCTGATCATCCTCCTCTACAATTCTAAATGTATACTTCCTATCAAATAGTCCCTGGATAGCCTTCTCAGTTCTTTCTCTGCTAAACCAATTAAACTTCATTTCTCGCAGGACATTATTTATGATAAGAATCTCATCCTTAATATCTCTTCTTGATTCTCTATTCTGTTTAATATCCTTGTAGAGTTTCCATCCACGGAACAAATCAAATGACCCACTCATTTCAATAGTATGTAAAATATCCATTAGTTCTAAATCTTTGTTATGTAGTTCTTCTTCGAGATATCTGTATCTTTCAGAAGCATTTTTCAGAACATCATCACACTGGCCAAACATTTCGATCCATCTGGAAATGTTCTCTGACGTTGTTCTTTTTCCACCCTGAAGGACTCTAAAGTTCTCTTTCCGTTCTTCATCATCCATCTTTTTCGGTTGAATATCTGGGATTGCTTCTACTCTAAATCCCATATTCCGTAACCCTTTTGGAAGACCTTTTAAAATATTACGTGCCTTTGTTTCATTAAATAAATCACGCTTTGCTTCTGAGCAACTAATTGCCGTACCGTTATCATCCAGACGAATATAGCAATTTCGATTATTCTTAATCACATAATCCATAATGAAATTTTCCTTTCTTTTATTTTTAGTGTGCCATAGGAGGCTCGAACTACCGACAACTTGATTAAAAGTCAAGTACTCTACCAACTGAGCTAATGGCACATAATATATCAATGCTTTGTTCTGCTAATTTTATTTGCGCATAGCATAGGGTAAATTAAGTCATGAACCCATCTCCTGACACATTGATATAGTACGAGTGGCACGAATCGAACGTACGGGTTAACGGACATAAACCGTATCCCATCACCACTTTGATACACTCGCATAACAGGGCTAGCTGGATTCGAACCAGCGAATGCAGCAGTCAAAGTGCTGTGCCTTACCGCTTGGCGATAGCCCTATAAATTTATTCTCTGTATTAAGTTGTAAAATACTTGATTTTCTTAGCAGACTTGCCCGAATTTTCCAGATGAAACCTGACTTTGATCAGTTGACATTTATTGGAAAAATATGTACAATATAATATAGTAGTGTGCAAGCACTGCTCTTTGGAGTATTCTCCGAAGTTGTTATGTAGTGCAGTCTAGTAGAAAGGTGCGCCAACACCGGTTGAATCGCTAGGCTGCATTTTTTATTTTGTTTGGAACAATTATGATTCTACACCCGAACATCTGTTCTGTCAACATAAAATCGAACGTTTGTTTGTTTTTCTGTTTGGTATTATTATTTTATTTATCTATGAGTCCTATTTTCAGGACTCATTAGTTGGTAGTCGCAAGAGTAAAACGTCATGCATAATACCTTTTCTCACAATATTCTCAGGTGATTGAACCATTGAAAACAACTGCATATGAGGTACATATGAATCATTGTTCATAATGATTGTCTTTGATTTCTCAACTAAAATACATACACTCTCAGGAGTAGTTACTTTATGAGATTCCAAATTCTTATCAAAATCGAATGTATAGATAGTAATATTACATTTAGCTCCACTTTCTTTTAATCTTTGTAAAATAGCAATAGCTTCATCATAGTTTTCTACTTTGTAAGTCTCAGTCCTATTCATAATACTATACCCTCCCTTAAATGCACATACTAACTTTAAGCGCATTTAATACTCTGTTATTATCGTATTCACTGATTTTTCCAACCCTATCTTTTATTCTCTTTTTGTCGATAGTTCTAAGCTGCTCTAATTCAATGGTAGAGTCGACCTCAAGACCATTCTCTTCACTACTCTTCAGTAACACATGCGTAGGAAGGGATGGCTTCTCTTTAGAAGTCAGAATAGCAACAATAGTTGTAGGGCTATATTTATTACCAACGTCATTTTGAATGATAAGCACAGGACGAATTCCTCCCTGTTCAGATCCTACAACTGGTCTCAAATCTGCGTAATAGATTTCTCCTCTTTTCATGTCGTAGTCACCTCTCCTTTCCTAGTATGTAAATCCTACGCATTTATCTTCGTGTCTCCCTTTGATAGTTCATACTATACACTCTTTAGGCTATATTGTCAAGGGTATATTCTTAAAAATATATTTATTTTCTTAAGATTATGTGTTAAAGTATATAATGTCAAGGAGATAAATATATGAGACTTAATATAAAATCATTAGTTGATGCTAAGGGTATGAATCGAAACCAATTATCAAAAGAACTTAAAATAGGATATAAAGCAGCATGTAATTTATACGAAGGTAACACAGATCGTATTTATTTTGATACCCTTGAACAATTATGCAGAGTTCTTAACTGCACTCCCAACGATATTTTATTATTTGAAGATGACTCGAAATAGATATTTTATTCTATATCTGCCCCACCTCTTTCTTTAAAATAATCACAGTATTTGGAATTCCTTTCATGCTCAAAAGGAAGAAGTTGAATTTTCTTTTTTACACATTCGGTAACTAAAATACTTTTAAAAATTTTATACTGATTCATATTTACTTTTTTTGCTATGAAGTGTTTGCAATTTCTGCAATCACGCATCTGCTCCACCTGCCTTTACAATCTCCAACAAATCATCTACCAAATCCTTGACCTCATACATCATCATAGTGTCGTAGGATTTTGACTGCTGCTCTTCTGTTTTGTTTCCATACTTTGTACAGTCTTTCAAGAATGCTGTGCGTTCTTCCAACCGCTTCACAACTCTGTTCTGGTCGTAGGCGGTCGGCTCATCATTAACAGCATCAACCATCATATCTAAATCTGATGTATTTCTGTGTAATTTCTTCCGCAACTCTATCGCAGAATTGAGAAGAAATAACAAATGATCCGCATCAATCAGTCTTCTCATCGTTCGCCCTCCTGTTCCATGCTTCAATCAGCTTTTCTTCATTGTAATCTTCTTTCAACATCATCATTCTTCCACAATTCATGCATTTTATGTAAAATTCGCATAAGATAGCACTTTTTTTCTTACATGATGGACACAGCTTAAGTTCTTCACTCATCTCCTACCTCTTTTCTTTCTGCTCAACAATGAGCCATACTGATACGGAGACATATCGGGAATTTCTCTTTTTCCCATTCCTTTTTTGTAATAAAAACTTCCGTTTTTCTTCGTCTCCTGCTTTTTAAATTCATAGGATAAATCATTCATTCTTCATCACTCCAACCTAATTTCTGTCCACAATCTCTACAAAAAGAACCGCTTCTTACAACTCGTTTGCAATTAGGACACCAATATGCATCTTGAAGAAAATCTACATTATCTACGAAATTTGCATATTTTTTATAGTCAATAAGTGTTGGTTTCTTCGCCGTCTGCTTCTCCACAGCTTCACGGCATTCCTCCACCGTGCCGATCTGCCGGTACTGCTGTACCTCTTCAAGTGCGCTTATTGTCATTGCATAAGCATTTTCAAAGGATTCACCCCATGATGTATCACATGGAATTGCTTTTCCAAGTTCATTACAATCATATTTTAATTCTTCAATCGCTTCATTCTCCGTCATGCTCCTGATCCGGTCTGCGTTGGTCTTTTTATGTAAAAATGCTTCTACTACCGGCAGCCATTCATTTGCAAAGGAAAGATGCTCCTTGCTTTTTCCAGAATACACAATCAGAGGATTTGATATTCCCATCTTACTTGCTCTCAATACTTGATATGGATTCTTTGACAGCGGGAGAATTTCCCAGCCGTCCTTTATCAGCCAATTTTTAAATGCTTCCAATTTAGAAATGTGTAATGTATTTCTGTTCGCCATTATTTTCCCTCGCTTTCCCGGTACGGTTCCGGCAGTGGCATCCAGGCTTTTACATAATCCAAGGATTTCTCTGTCTCAAACTCTTTGTAATATACGTTGTACCAACTTGTAAACACATTATCAGATTGGTTTCTAACAGGATTAGTTAAAAAGACAAGATATTTACCGTTTTTCTCCGGCAGTCTCTCACTTACTGGAATCCACACTGGCTGATTCTGCAAGGCGGTGATTGCCATTTGCAATGCATCCTCACAGCAATGATCTACTCCAGTTTGTCCGTACAGAGGACATTCTTCACAAACCTCTGAGTACCGTTCACTCTGAGCCTTTAAGCAGTAAATAGCTTCTTCTCTCTTCATTCCGCACCTCTCAATTCTGCTAGTTTGGCTTCGGCTTCCTCTTTTGTGAAAAATACAACTTTCCCAATTTTCGTACGTTCCTGTCCGACATACATTCCATGTTTCATTGTTCTTCCATCATCGTAAAAACAATCATATATGTCGTAAGAAATTTCTCCACAAAGATTAAATGAACCATCCTTTGAGGTTTGAACAAGGGACACCCGTTCCCATTTTCCCTCGTATACTTTGAACTTATTATTTTCATCCCTATCAATCAGATAAACGGTATCTCCCACCTTACACAGCAATCGCAGTAGGAATCCCTGCTCCTCGTCATCCTCATAAGCAGCCAGCTTTTCCGTAGGACTACCATTTCCATAATCAGGCAGTCTCCAAATTTCCTCTCCGCATCTTTCGCATTCAAACGGATGCTTATATACTGCCACTCCTGCTATATTTCTAGTTGTCAGTCTCTCCATCCTTGCTCCTTTCTGTTACCTATTCTTTAGGGCAATAATCAGATCATTATATGTTGCCTGATTCATATATATGGTCATATGTACCTGATCGACAACCGTTTCTCCACGTTTTTGCCAATCTTTAGCGATGTATCCATACCGCTTAATCCACTTTTTATTGATGCGCTTCTTTTTGTGTCTGCGCCGCTGGACATACTTAGTGGTAACTATAACGGTATATCCGGTATAGCCGCCCATCAGATCGTTCATTTTACTTAACATGCATATCTCCTTTCGTTACACAATTTTTCTGATATTTCAGTTTAGATGTTCATAACACCAGACTTCCATCCTGCTTTTTTAGCCTCTTCTGAAAGAATCTCATTTTCTTCAGCTATAGCCATTTTTCTTTGTT